AATACTTTTTTTCTGTCATGGCTACCAAAGGTGATGTAGGTAAACTGATGTTCCACAATGCTGGTGGAACTGAAGCTGATGTAAGCGATCTTAGAGCTTGGAATTTATCTATAACCAAAGACACTCAAGAAACAACAAAAATGGGTGATACTTTTAAAAGTTTTGTTGGTGGTTTAATCTCAGCAGAGGGTGGTGCAACTCTTTTATATAATGCTTCTGGCAACTCAGATTATCAAGCATTTATTGATGATGTTCTTGTGACAGGTGATTCTGGTGATGCTTTAATTGAACTTTTCCCTGATTCTGGTGAGTCAGCAAAGAAAATTAGTGGCTCTTGTATAATTACAAATGCAGATCATTCTGCAACATTAGGTGAAATTGAGGAGATCGCAATAACATTTACAATGACAGGTACCATTACTTCTGCTGTGTAGTATATTAGGGTAATACAATTATTATTTTATGCCTGCAAAAAGAAACGTAGACCTAATTACAGAAGCTTTTGCTGATGTAATGAACAACAGAAGAAAATTTGAATTAAAAAAGCCTGATGGCTCTCCATTAAAAGACATATATTTTAAACCACTAACAAGGTTCGACAGATTACAGGCACAAGCATATGCTGGTACTGATGAAGGGTTGGCTGTATCGACTAGACTTCTCTGTCAACTTGCAGAAAATGAAGATGGCACAAAAGCATTTGCTTCTGCTGATGCAGAAAACCTAAAAAGATTTTTACCTGAAACTGTTTTAAATGATATGGAATTATTTATGATGGATATACAGTTATCTGTTGATCAAGCAAAAAACGAATAAAGAGAGATAACTGGTTAAATTTCGAGTTATTTCTCGCAACTAAATTAGGTAAAACATTACAAGAATTACGAAAATCTATAACTGATGAAGAGTTAATATTTTGGGCAGCATATTATGAAGTTAAAAATGAAAGAGAAAAAGCCGAAATAAATCGTCAAAAAGCTAAAATGAGGTAACATATAAGAAAAGTTATTTTGGTTTGTGGCACAATCGACAGTAAGATTAATAGTTGATGCTCAAAGTGCTATCAGACCTTTGCAGCAGACCGACAGAATAACAAAAACACTTGCCAATAATACAAATAAATTAAAAAATAGATTAGATAAATCAAGTCGATCATTCAGAAATAATGGTAGGGCAGCAAAATCTGCTGCTGGTGGAGTTCGAACATTTACAAGATCAATAGCTCCACTATTAAAAGCTTTGGCTGCAATAGCTGCTACTAGATTTGTATTTGTACAAACTGCAGAACTTGAAACACAAAGAAAAAGTTTAGAAGTTTTAACAGGTAGTCTTTCCAAAACAAATGAAATAATAAAAGAAATACAAGCCTTTGGTGCTGTTACACCCTTTACAAGTAGTGAATTAATAGAACAAACCAAAAGGCTCAAAGCATTTGGTTTTGAAACAGATGAATTAGTTGATACAACAAAAAGATTAGCTAATGTTGCTGGTGCGACAGGTGCAGATTTACAAGGTATTGCACTTGCGTTTGGTCAAATAAGAGCGAAAGGTAAATTACAAAGAGAGGAAGAACTACAGTTATTAGAAAGAGGAGTAGATATAACAACTGAACTTAAAAAGATAACAGGTTTGCAAGGTGAAGAATTTGAATCTGCAATGCGTAAAGGGAAAATTGGTGCTGATCTTGTAAATCAGGCATTAATAAATCTTACAAATGAAGGTGGTGCATTCTTTGGTGGTGCTACAAAGCAAGCAACAACACTTAATGGTAAATTATCTACATTAATTGATTCAGTTCAAACTCTTGCAAGAACTGTTGGTGATATTTTAGGACCAACAATAAAATTTGTTTTAGATACTACAACCAAAGCAGTACAAGCTATTGATAATGTTTTTAAAAGATTTCAGAATATAGGAAAAATTGGACTTGGTGGAGTATTAGGTGCTGAAAATAAAGCAAGAGAAGATGCCATTAAATTAACACAACAAAAATTTGGCAATGAGAAATTTAGGGGTAATAGTATTTTTGCAAGCAAAGAAGAAAATAAATTTTTTAAAGAACAACTTGAAATTCTTAAAAAACAAAATGTTGAAAGAGAATTATTACGAAATAAAGAATTTGAAGCTAATGAAGAAAAGACTAATGCCTTAGTTGCTACAGCACAAAAAAATAAAGAAATTAATGATATTTTGGGAGAAACAAAAAATAAAACAGATGCAATAACAGATAGTACAAAAGGTATAAAAACTGCTTTTGAAGAAATTGGCGATAGTATTGCGACAGGTATTTCAGATGCATTAGTTGGAGCAATTAATGGAACAAGATCATTAGGAGAAGCAGCTAAATCAATTGTAAATGATTTAGCAAATTCATTACTTAGACTCGGTATTAATACACTTTTAAAAAGTACTGGTTTTGGTATCTTTTCTAATTTGCCCGGATTTGCAAATGGTGGAAGGCCACCTGTGGGTAAACCATCAATTGTTGGTGAACGTGGTCCAGAATTATTTGTACCTTCTACTGCTGGTACAGTAATACCAAATAATGCAATGGGTGGTGTAACTAATAATATTGTTGTTAATGTAGATGCATCAGGCTCTAGTGTAGAAGGCAACGAACAAGAAAGCAGAGAGCTTGGTCTTGTTCTTTCTGCTGCTATACAAGCTCAGTTAGTACAAGAAAAACGACCCGGAGGCTTACTTGCATAATGGCTACATTTCCATCATTTACACCTACTTATACAAGTTTTAATAAACAATCTAATCCTGTAAAAAGATTAATTCGATTTGCAGATGGTTATGAACACAGGGTTTTATTCGGATTAGCAAGTCATCAAAGCCCTAAAACCTACAATCTAGAATTTAATGAATCGGAAGAAGATGCGGATGTTATTGAAGCATTTTTAGAAAGTAGAGAAAATGACCAAGCAAGTTTTGATTTTACACCACATGGAGAAGGTATATCAAAAACAGGTACTTATAGTCAATCTGGAACAACAATTACTGTAACGATTACAAAACATGGTATTGCTATAGGTAAAACTGTGACTCTTGATTTTACAAGTGGATCTGCAACTGATGGAACATTTATCGTTGCATCTTCTGCTTCTGTAGATACTTTTACTGTTACTGCTGCTGCAAGTGCAACTAATAGTGGAAATGTTACTGCAACAGTTTCTGGTTCTAGAAAATTTGTTTGTGAAGGCTATACAAAAACAATTCCATATAATAATAGGGCAAAAATTAAAACACAATTTAGAGAGGTGTTTGAGCCATGAGTAGTAGTGTTATTAGTGATATTCAATCAATAAATCCTTCATCAATTATTGAATTATTTACTTTAACAACTACTTCTGCGATACATGGCTCTGCAACTACTTACAGATTTCATGCTGGGTCAAGTTTAAATTCTAATGGTGAGATTGTTTGGGCTGGAAATACATACCAAAGATTTCCTGTGCAAGCAGAAGGCTTTGCTTATCAAAAAGGCCAAATACCAAGACCAACGTTAACTGTAAGTAATGTTCTTGGAACTATTACATCAATTCTTTTAACAGTAAACCAAACGACAACTGGTAATGATTTAACAGGTGCTACAGTTACAAGAATAAGAACACTTGCAAAATTTATTGATGCTGTTAATTTTGCTGGTAATGTAAATCCTTATGGTACACCAGACCCAAATGCAGAATTTGCACAAGAGATATATTCTATTGATAGAAAATCACAAGAAACAAGAGATATAGTTGTTTTTGAATTAGCTGCACCTATTGATCTCGTTGGTGTTCGTGCACCAAAAAGACAATGTACAAGGGCTGAGTTTCCTAGTATTGGATTGGCCGTATAATGACTTGGAAAAATGATGCTTTGGCTCATGCAAAAAAACAAGACCCAAAAGAATCTTGTGGTTTGTTAATAGAAATAAAAGGGAAAGAAAAATATTTTCCATGTAAAAATATTTCAAATTGGTCAAATCAATGTTTTATTATTGACCCTGCAGATTATGTAAAAGCAGAAGAAACTGGAAAAATTTTAGCTGTTATTCATAGCCATCCAATAACACAACCAATAGCAAGTCAGGCAGATATGATAAGTTGCGAAGATACAAATTTACCATGGCATATCGTTAATCCAAAAACAGAAAAATGGGGTTACTATGAGCCAAGTGGTTACAAGCCACCTTTACTTGGCAGACATTGGGTTTGGGGTATTACTGATTGTTTGAGTTTAGTGGAAGATTGGTATTTACAAGAAAAAAAAATTACTTTTAAAAAAGCCACAAGACCTTTAACACCCGAAATATTTCACGAAAATCCACAATCAAAAGAAGATGGAGACTTTAATAATTATCTTCTTAATGCTGGATTTCGATTATTAGAACCAAATGAAAAATTAAAAAATGGTGATGTTTTAGCAATGAGTATTTTAGGAAAAGGTTTAAATCATGTTGGTATTTTTTTAGATGGAGATGTTTTGCATCATTTAGGAGATAGAATAAGCTGTAAAGAGCCATATAATGAATGGTTATTGAAATGTACAGGAGCTAGGTATCGTTATGATGCGTAAAATCAAACTGTATGGCGAACTGGCAAAAATAACAGGTCATAAAGAATTAGAAGCCGCAGTGAAAACAACAGCGCAAGCTGTAAGTTTTCTTGTAAATAATTTTCCAGATTTAGAAAGTCATATGGCAAATAAATATTATCAAGTGTTATTAGGAAAAGAAAATGTAAATATAGATGAACTGCATTTTCCAGTAGGTCAATCTGATATAAAATTTGTTCCTGTCATATCTGGTTCTGGTGGTATTGGCAAAGCTTTATTTGGTGGTGCTTTAATTGCTTTAAGTTTTGGTGTTGGTGGTTTATTTACAGCGCCGTTAATTCAATCAGGTACTTTTAGTTTTGCGGCTGCGGGTTTGGGTGCAAAAGCAGCTTTTGGTATAGGTGCTGGTTTAGTTTTGAGTGGGGTAAGCGATATGTTATTTCCTCAACCTAAAATGCCACAGTTTAGTTCTGAGCAAGACCCAAGATTGTCTTTTAGTTTTAGTGGTACACAACAGACAAGTCGTGCTGGTACACCAGTTCCTTTAGTCTATGGTGAAATTTTCACAGGTTCTGTTGTAATAAGTTCTTCAATTGATACTGAACAGGTACAAGTATGACCGACAATAAAAAAATTATTCGTGGTTCATTTGGTGGAGGTTCAAAACCTTCTCCACCGCCTCAACCTACAAGAACACCTGATACTTTACACA